CTTTGAGATAGACAAGCACAACAAGCTGTTCAGGCCTATAGCTGTTATAAGCTGGGCATACTACACGCTCAATGGTATTAAGGTTGCTATTGAGTACAATGTTCTGCAACAGTACTACGAAGAGATGTTGAAAGATTCACGGAGTCCACATGACTAAGCAATGTAACAAGTGCGGAGAAGTTAAGGAGCTTGAGGGATTTTCTAAGCGATCTATAACTAAAGACGGTTATAGAGGCACATGCAGGTTTTGTGCAACAGCTATGTCTAAGGCTTGGCAAGCGGCTAACAGGAAACGCCAAGCGGCTCACGTTAAGGCGTGGAGGATCAAGAACAAGGAACATGTTAAGGAGTACGAACGAGCTAACAAGGAACGCAAATCGGCGACCAACAAAGCATGGAAGAGTCTCAATCCTGATAGGTTAAACTTCCATACCGCCAAGCGCAGAGCCGCTAAGCTTGAACGTACAGTTCCTTGGGCTAACAACGAGATTATAGAAGCCCTTTACGCAGAGGCTCGGCGGCTATCAGACACTACAGGTACCCTGTTTCATGTAGACCATGTTATCCCGCTTCAAGGTAAACTGGTTAGCGGCTTCCATGTTGAGACAAATTTACAGATACTTCCGTGGTATGATAACCTTAGTAAATCAAATAAATTTGAACTTTAAAGGCAACACACATGAGTAACTTAGTATTCGATATAGAAGCAGACGGCTTAGACCCCACGAAGATCCATTGTATTGTGGCTCAAGATGTGGACACGAAGGATGTCTTTACATTTGACAACACCCAGTTGGCAGAAGGCTATGAGATGTTGCGTACTGCAACCAAGCTGATCGGTCACAACGTAATAGGCTATGACATCCCCGCAATCAAAAAGATTTCAGGCGTTGACCTGTTTGACAGAAAGATTGTAGACACGCTAGTCCTATCACGTTTGTTCAACCCAACACGCGAAGGCAACCACGGTCTTGAGGGCTGGGGCTACAGGCTGGGCTTTAAGAAAGGCGACTTCGGCAAGCAAGAAGATGCTTGGGATGTTTACACGCCAGAGATGTTGGAGTACTGTAAGAACGATGTAATGCTAAACACTAAAGTCTATGAAGCTTTGAAGCTTGAGAGCCGTGGCTTTACCCCACTGTCTGTGCAGATAGAACATGCAGTAGCTAAGATCATTGACGAGCAACGCACTACGGGCTTTGTGCTAGACGTTGAGAAGGTCATGGGCTTGATGGCTATGTTTGAAACTAAGCTGCATGACATTACAGTAGAGGTTCACGAAGAGTTTCGTCCGGTTGTGACAACGCAGATCCTGTCACCTAAGTTCACAGCCACAGGGAACCTCGCTAAGACAGCTATAGATCAACACGGCAAGGGTACACGCTTGAGCGAAGAAGAGTATGAGCGGTTAACTTTAGACATGGACTCTAAGCCTATTGCGCGGCACACTGAAACACCTTTCAACTTAGGCTCGCGCAAGCAGATCGGCGAGTACCTAATTCGTTTTGGTTGGAAGCCGGTTAAGCTTACACCTACAGGCCAGCCTATTGTGGATGAGTCTACGCTAAACAAAGTTAGAGGCATTCCACAGGCCGCAATGATTGCTAAGTACCTTATGCTGCAGAAGCGTTTAGCTCAGACTAAGAGTTGGATCAAGGAGCTTAACGAAGAGACAGGAAGGGTACACGGATACGTTAATCCTAATGGTGCCGTGACTTCTCGCATGACACACTCACACCCTAACATGGCCCAGATTCCAAGCAGTAACTCTCCGTATGGTACAGAGTGTAGAGCTTGCTGGACTGTACCCAAGGGCTACAAGCTGGTGGGCATTGATGCTTCTGGTTTAGAACTACGAATGCTTGCACACTATTTAAATGATGAGGGCTACACGAATGAAATCCTTAACGGAGATATACACACCACAAATCAAACTCTTGCAGGACTTGAATCTAGAAATCAGGCAAAGACTTTCATCTATGCACTCCTCTATGGGGCCGGAGATGCAAAGCTTGGGTCTGTGGCTGGACGAGGTAGAAGTGCTGGTAAAGGACTTAGACAACGCTTTTTTGATAATCTCCCATCATTCAAGACTCTTACGGATGGAGTACAACGAGAAGCAAAAAGCGGATTCGTTAAAGCACTAGACGGTAGACGCTTGACTGTTCGCTCAGCACATGCCGCCCTGAATACTTTGTTGCAAGGTGCTGGTGCTATCGTAATGAAGAAGGCTTTAATAATATTGGAAGGCTATATCAAGGAGCGTAAGTTAGACGCACGGTTTGTTGCTAACGTACACGATGAGTGGCAGATAGAATGCCTTGAAGCTCATGCAGATGCAGTAGGTAAGGCGGGCGTTGAAGCTATCATCCAAGCTGGTCTTGAACTTAATCTTAATTGTCCGCTAAATGGAGACTACAATGTTGGAAACAACTGGAGTGAAACACACTGATAGAACACTAGAGAATAAAACACGAATGACAATCAAAGGAGGAAGGTATCGGGTTGGTAACGCTAACCATCCACACCACGCTCTGTACAAAGATGAGGGTTTTACTTCTGTGTTTAAAGCAATGGGCTTAATTGAGAACACAGCTTTTAAAATTAAACAAGAAGTCTTAGCGATGTACAACGAGTACGCTGAGGGCTATGTCTACGTCATCTCTAACCCCGCGTGGGAAGGGTGGTTCAAAGTTGGGATGGCTGTCGATGCGTATGATAGATGTGCGCAGTATCAGACCTCTTCGCCTTACAGAGATTATGTAGTAGAATACTGTAAGTACTTTGAAGACAGAAGGAAAGCAGAGAGTTCTGCACACGCTTTGTTAGAAGGTGTAGAGCAACGAGGCGAGTGGTTCAACGCAGAGCTAAGCGTCATAAAGAATAAAATTAAAACAATAGAAGGCGCATAGAGATGCACTTAAATGATTTAGTACCTAACATCTACAAGGAGCTAGAAGCTCTTTCAAACGGTGAGGCACTTCCGCTCACCGAAGAAGAGATTGATAGGACTATTGCGGGCATGCGAGAAGCTTTAGTTTCTTGGGCAACACCACGGAAACGAGATACTGACTTCACTGTCCGCATGTCCAACGTAGGTAAGCCACCCCGCCAGTTGTGGTACGAGAAGCGTGATCCAAAGGGGCGTGGAAACATTGACGGCCCGACACAGATTAAGTTCTTGTACGGCCACCTGCTTGAAGAGATTGTGTTGATGCTGGTGCGCATGGCAGGCTACCCTGTCACCGATGAGCAGAAAGAAGTTACAGTTGACGGCATCGTAGGTCACATGGACTGCAAGATAAACGGCGAGGTGGTTGATGTTAAGACCGCGTCACGCTTTGCATTCAACAAGTTTAAAGAAGGGCGCTTAGCACAGGACGATCCGTTTGGTTACTTGGGTCAGCTTGCAGGCTACGAGGCAGCAGAAGGCACAGAGGCCGGAGGGTTCTTGGTGTTGAACAAAGAGAGTGGTGAGCTGTGCATGTATGTCCCTGACGATCTGGACAAGCCCAACATTAAAGCGTCCATTAGTCAACTGCTTCCTGCGCTAGAGCTTGATGTTCCTCCTGCAATTTGTTATGCTCCAGTACCCGATGGAAAGAAAGGCAACATGAAGTTAGCCAAGGGCTGTAGCTGGTGCAAGTACAAGTACGAATGCTTCAAAGACTCTAATGGTGGGCAGGGCTTGAGGACATTTAAATATTCAAACGGCTACACACACTTAACCGAAGTAGTAGCAGAACCTAAAGTGGAAGAATTTCTATGAACAGAAGACGCAGCAAGCGCATAGCGCGACACGCAGAGAGCCTCCTTGTAGTGTGGCTTAAAGGGCTTCTAAGCGATGAAGAGGCAGCGAAGATAAACATAGGCAACTACAAGTCTAAGATGCCTGAGCAGACTCACTACATGGCTCAGCGAACGATGTACTTGAATGCCTATCACCCGAAGTGGTTGAAGAAGAAAATAAACCAACTGCTAATAATCTACCCGCGCCTTACAGTAGAGGACATTAACTTGGAGATGGTCACATGGAAAGTCAACCAACGTCCAGTCAGCTCTCACTAGAACAAATGATCATTGCAGTAGGTAGCTTCCTTTATAATTCTAATTCATCTATTACTGATATTGACGCTGAGTTTCTAAGAGACTTGAAGCTAGTCATCACAGCAGAACTAGAGCGAAGAGAGGAGACACTACATTGAAAAAGGTAAAGCGGGGCTACCGCAAAGCAAGAGTTAAACGCCCAGTAGAAAAGAATGTGATGAAGGGCTACGACTCTAACTGGGAATACGAATTACACTCAGGCATTCTAGATTCATGGAGCTTTCATGTTGATAAGGTTTCTTACACAGTTGATCACAAGTACGAGCCAGACTTTGTAAGAGAGGTTGACGGGAAGAAGATACTGCTTGAAGCCAAGGGACGGTTCTGGGACTTTGCGGAATACAGTAAGTATGTTTGGATAAGCAAAGTATTGCCGGATGATGTTGAGCTAGTGTTCTTGTTTGCTAACCCCGCTGCACCAATGCCTCAGTCTACTAGGCGTAAGGACGGGACACGTAGATCCCACGGAGAGTGGGCAAGCTCTAAAGGTTTCAGGTGGTTCAGTGAAGATAACATGCCTGAGAGTTGGATCAACACAGACAAGCGAGAAACTTTCGATGACTGAAGAGAGCAGAAAAGATGAGAGACGAACTAGGTTTGATAGAAAGAAAAAGAAACTCAAACGGGCTGGTGCAGCACTATCAAAACATATTAACGCAGAGCCTTTTAAACGCTCTCGGCAACTTCAAGACAGAGGACTGGACTATGAGTATTAATGACGCAACACCTTCAGAATGGGATAGGCTTAGAAAAGAACACCCAGCATTAGAAGTGTCAAAGCCTACAATAGATGAGTCTCTGATGAAGGCTTATCTTGACTTAGCCCAAGAAGAGTTTGACAACGAGGGGCGTAAATCGGAGTGGTGGAGGCAGCATGTTGCTCGTAAAGAACAAGCAGAGTACGAAGCGCGTTGGGTAGATGAGTCGCTGGAGGAAATAATTGCTAGGCAAGACGAAGAAGAAAAAGATATGTCGAATGAAGAGCTAACTTCGTACATATTTGAGGAAGATGAAGACGTAGTAAACAGCCCTAACCATTACAACAACGGGTCAATAGAGTGCATTGAAGGCATCCAAGCATCTATGTCTACTGAAGCCTTTGCAGGCTACCTAAAGGGCAACTGCATGAAGTACCTGTGGCGCTATGACTACAAGGGCAAGCCCGTAGAGGATCTTCAGAAAGCTCAGTGGTACTTGGCTAAGCTGTTAAATGTTGTGGTCTTTGAAGAAGGAGAAGAATGATGGATAAAGTGATTTCTTTTGCGTTTTTTATATCCTGTATGGCTATTATTCTTGATGGGCTAACCCTCTAGGAGGAGAGTAATGAAGATTAAGATGTACCCCCTAATAGAGCAAATAGTTGAGTCGGGGGTAGAAGCAGGGTATACTAGGGCGCACAAGCACACAGACACGCCTAACGAAGAAACAATTAAACAGTGCATTCATCAATATGTAATGAACGGCTTTGATGAGGCGTTTGAATTTGACCAAGAGGATATATAATAATGGATCAGTATCAACAATTTATACATAAAAGCAGATATGCACGCTGGATTCCAGAGGCTTCACGCCGTGAGACATGGGATGAGACAGTCAACCGCTATGTAGACTTCTGGAAAGACCGAGGTCAAATAAATGAAAAGGTAGCCTTACAGTTGTTCAACGCTATCTACAACCTAGAAGTTATGCCTTCAATGCGTTGCATGATGACAGCAGGCGAAGCTTTAGATAAAGACAATGTAGCTGGATACAATTGCAGTTACTTGCACATAGACTCACCGCGTAGCTTTGACGAGCTGATGTACGTGTTGATGTGCGGCACTGGCGTAGGCTTCAGCGTAGAGCGCAACTACATTAACAAGCTTCCCGAAGTTGCTGAGAGCTTTCACAAGACAGAGAGCGTTATTGTTGTAAGCGACAGTAAGATAGGCTGGGCTTCTGCGTTTCGTGAACTGATTGCGATGCTGTACGCCGGTAAGATTCCTCAGTGGGATATGAGCCGTGTGCGCTTAGCAGGTGCTAGACTTAAAACATTTGGTGGTCGTGCTTCAGGCCCAGAGCCTTTGATCGACTTGTTCAACTTCTGCATTGAGATCTTCCAGAAGTCTAAAGGCCGTAAGCTTACAAGCATTGAGTGCCACGACATCGTCTGTAAGATT